CGGGTTTTCTTCGGACACGCTTGTCATTGGCACCACGGTAATCACTGCCGGTGCGGTCAGCGGAACGGTTGGAACTACGCAAGCCGGGTATATTCCGGTGTCGATTGGTGGAACCACGAAGTACATTCCGCTGTATTCGTCGCTGACTCCGTAATACCGGAGGCCAAAAATGGCAATGCAAACAGATGTCCTTGCTAGTCAGCCTCTGACTAGTGCGGGGCAGGCGCTGGATCAAAACAGCCTGACGATTGGTCGCGCTCGTGTAAAAGCCATCTACATCGTTCCGACTGCTTCGGCAGGGCAAGTGGTGTTTAAGGATGGCGGTGCGAGTGGCCCGACTAAAATCACGGTTAACACGCTTGCTTCATCAAGTGCGCCAGACTACATGCTGATACCGGGTGAAGGTCTACTCTTCCAAGAGAACATCTACATCGCCCCGTCAGCCGTAGTCTCAACAGTGGTGATTTATGGCTAAAACTCCTGCGTGGCAGCGCAAGGAAGGTAAGAACCCGGCTGGCGGCTTAAATGCCAAAGGTCGGGCTTCCTACAACCGCGCTAACCCCGGTAAGCCGGGTCTCAAGCGTCCTCAGCCCGAGGGCGGTGCTCGTAAGAAATCCTTCTGCGCCCGGATGTCTGGGATGAAGAAGAAACTGACGAGTGCCAAGACCGCGAATGATCCCAACAGTCGTATCAACAAGTCCTTGAGAGCATGGAACTGCTGACATGGAAATGTTGGTGTGGAACATGGTTCTCACGGGAATCGTCGCCGTGTTGGGGTTCGTGGTGAAAGAGAAGTTTGCCGAACTCCAACGACTCGGCATTCTGCTCAACAGGACACGTGAGGAGGTTGCTCGTGATCACATCACTCGTGCAGAAGTTCGTGAAGATATGCGTCAATTGCTGGACCGGCTTGAAAGGCTGGATCAAAAAATTGATCACCTAATCAACAATGCCAAGCAGTAGCGCAAAACAAGCACGGTTAATGCGGGCGGTTGCTCACAGCCCCGCTTTTGCCAAGAAAGTTGGCGTACCTCAGAGTGTGGGCAAAGATTATGCAGAGGCCGATAAAGGCCGCAAATTTGGTTCTGGAGGAACTATGAAAGAGTCGAAAGCGATGATGAAGAAGGAAGTGTCTTTCATGAAGAAGAAAGGCGCTCCGAAGTCGATGATTAAGCATGAAATGAGCGAGATGGCTGATAAGGCCGGTCGCGCTATGAAGAGCCGTACGGCTGACAAGATGGGTCGTGCGATGGTTAAGGGCTACAAAGAAGGTGGCTCTGTTGGCGGTTCGTATCGTCGCGCTGCTGATGGTGTTGCCAGTAAGGGCAAGACCAAGGGCAAGATGATCAAGATGAACAAAGGCGGATATTGCTAATGAAAAACCTTGCCCGTGAGTACGAAGACGACATGATGGAAATGAAGGCTAAGAAGGCCAAAAAGCCCATGAAGCCTTCTGATCCGGGCAATCCGTCTATGGATATGATTCCTCCGTCGATGTTGCCGGAAAAGCCCGTGATTCCCCCCGGTCGTGAGATGGGTGGTGGTATCAAGAGAAAAGCCAGTGGCGGCGCAGTTTATTCTCGCGGTGCTAAGGTTGGTTCTGCTTCTAAGCGCGCTGACGGCATTGCTCAACGTGGGCATACCAAAGGGAAGATTTGCTAATGAGAAAGCGTAGGTACGCAGAAGGCGACCTCGTTGAAGATGAGGATGCCGGTGAAGGACTAGGCGCTATTGGTTCGCAATATGCGTCTACGGCTCGTAGTTCCGCTTCTGTTCGTGGCGAGAACTTGGACGACCTGTCTTTTCGTGATGCGTACAAGCGCAAGGCTAAAGAACTTGGCGAAGGCAAAGTCTTTGAGTGGCGTGGCAACAAGTACCTGATTGATAGTGGCAAAGCCAAGCCCAAGACTGAAGCAGAACTTCCCAAGGCTGCGCCTCCTTCTCGCCCCGCCGCTCCCGTACCCGCTGCTCGCGCTGCCCCTCCTGCTCCCGAAGAAGAGTCATTTGGTACTCGTTTTAAAGAAGGTGCGTTGGGTCTTGCTGAGCGTGGCATGCGGGCAATTGGAGTTCCTCTGCAGCAGCGTACTTTCTTGACTACTTTGGCAGGCAGCAAGCGGCCTATTACGGAACAAAACCTTACCCAAGAAGAAAAAGACAAAGTAGATCGTGCTATTAAAAGGGCGAGGAAGGCTGGCCGTAACTACATTACGTATGCTGACTACGACAAAGAGTTGCTGATCAATAAGCCTGAGCAGTTTTCTAAAGATCAGGACGTACAGCAGACTATTGGCCGCGCACCAATTAAGAAAGACAAAAGCGGTAGAGATGTTGTCGAAGACATATATGACTTTATGAACTCTGTTCGTGCTAAAGATGTTCGCCGCTATCAGGACATTCGCAAGAAAGAAGGCCGCACGGGACTTGCTAAAGAAGTTGCGCGTGAGTCGTTTGAAGATATTAAGAAGGCGGGCAGTTTGTCAGAGGGCGCTAAGACCGCGTTCAATAAACTGCCGAGCCGTGTAGGTAACGCTTTTATTGGTGAAGATGGACGCCCGGTGCGTATCGCTATGCGTAAGGGTGGCGTTGTTAAATCAAGTGCGTCTTCACGTGGTGATGGGATTGCTCGTAAGGGCAAGACCCGTGGGAGATTTGTATGATGCCATCCCGAGGCATGGGTGCGATTGCTCCTCGTAAAGTGCCGCGAGCCAAGCGGCGTGGAGATGACAAGCCTGTAATTGGGACGGGCAAGCCCATTCGCACGTTTGCGAAGGGTGGCGAGAGCAAAGTCAACGAGGCGGGTAACTACACGAAACCCGGTATGCGTAAGGCTTTGTTTAATTCGATTAAAGGACGGGCTGTGCAGGGTACCAAGGCAGGTCAATGGTCAGCGCGTAAGGCACAGTTACTTGCTAAACAGTACAAGGCCAAGGGTGGCGGGTACAAAGGATGAAGGCTCCGCAACAATCGCTGAAGGCTTGGACTCAGCAGAAATGGAGAACGAAGAGTGGTAAACGGTCTACTGACACGGGTGAAAGATATCTTCCTGAGGCTGCTATCAAAGCCCTCAGCCCCGCCGAGTACGCCCGCACCACCGCTGCCAAGCGTAAAGGCAAAGCGCAAGGCAAGCAGTTCGTACAGCAACCCAAGGGCATTGCTGCTAAAACGCGCTCGTACCGCCAAAAAGGTAAGTAAGGAGAAAAAGAATGGCTAAGAATTGGATTAAAGATGCAATTAAGAAGCCGGGTGCATTGAAGTCGGCTCTTGGTGTGAAGAAAGGCGAGAAGATTCCCGCCGCTAAACTTGCCAAGGCTGCTAAGGCTCCGGGCAAGATGGGCCAACGCGCTCGCTTGGCGCAGACGCTGAAGGGGTTGAAGAAGTAATGAACTGGGGCGAGATTCTCAAAATGGTGATCCCGATCCTTGTGGTCAGCATCGGCTGGCTGCTTGGACAGGTATCGTCTTTTAGTAATCGCTTAATTCAGATTGAGTCTAAAATGCCTGCGTTGATTACGTCAGAAGGCGTACCAACTGATTCTCCTTTGTCTGCTGAAAAACGGCAGAGACAGAAAGAAGAAATTCAGAAAGAAATGAACGACCTCAACGTGCGTGTGACGCTGATTGAGGAGAGGCAGAAGCAAAATGGTCGATAAGACTACAGCAACGACAGACTTCAACCTTGATCTAAACACGATCATCGAAGAAGCGTTTGAGCGTTGTGGCGCAGAACTGCGTACGGGCTATGACTTCCGTACGTCCAAGCGCAGTCTTGCTTTGCTGTTGATGGACTGGGCTAACCGAGGCATCAACCTCTGGACGTTGGAAGAAGGTACGAAAACCCTGACATATAACCAAGGAACTTATGATCTGCCGGTTGATACGGTAGACCTCCTTGACCACGTGATTCGTACAGGTTCCGGTACTAATCAGCAAGACATCAACATCACCCGTATTTCTTCCAGCACGTACGTCGCTATCCCCAACAAGAATGCAACAGGTCGGCCAATTCAGATTTGGATCAACCGCCGTACTGGTGCTACGGGGGCCGACGACGTTGTGGTTTATCCGCAGTTCACCGTCTGGCCCAAGCCGGATAACTCAACTACGTGGGTGCTTTACTACACGCGCCTGCGCCGAATGTTTGATCCGGGTACTGGCGTGAACGGACAGGATGTGCCGTACCGGTTCCTGCCCTGCATGGTGGCGGGGCTGGCCTATATGCTCTCCATGAAGATTCCGGGGGCCGATGTTCGCACCCAAGTTCTAAAGGCCCAGTACGACGAGGCTTGGGACTTGGCGGCTGGCGAGGACCGGGAAAAGGCAGCGGTTCGGTTTGTTCCCCGTGAGAGTTTCTTGGGTGGCTACTAATGCCAAACCGGTATGCAAGTGGGAAACACTCTATCGCCATGTGCGACAGATGTGGGTTTCAGTACAAATTGAGGCAGTTGAAGAGTCTGGTGATCAAGACCAAGAACGTGAATATCTTGGTCTGTCCGGAGTGTTGGGAGCCTGATCAGCCGCAGTTATCGCTAGGTCTGTACCCGGTAGATGACCCGCAGGCATTGAGGAACCCCCGCCCAGACTTGAGTTATTATGCGCCGGGTAACGACGGCGCGAATGGCAGTCGCCAAATCCAGTGGGGTTGGAACCCCGTGGGTGGGGCTAGGGCATACGATGCAGGGTTAACACCTAATGATCTTGCACCAACAGGCGAAGTCGGAACTGTAACGGTCGTGACGACCTAGGAGACTGAGATGGATATGAAGGCAATGCTGAAGAAGCATATGAAAAAGGGCAAAGGTGCCCATCCGGACGCTGACGTAAAGAAGATGCGTGCTGGTGGTAAGACCAACGCAGAAATGAAGAAGTATGGTCGTGGCATGGCGAAGGTCATGAACCAGCGTAGCCCGATGCGTGGCTCTTCTGGCCCGAGGTAATTCACATGAAGGACACCTCATACAATCAGCCGAAGCCGAACACCGAATCAACGGGTCGCAACGGCTATCCGGAGACGGATATCAACAAGGGCGTCACCCACATGAAAATGAAGGGTGCTGGCGCTGCGACGAAGGGCACTAAGTTCGTGTCGCAGATCAACCTTGAGATGAATGGCAAAGTCCGGGCGGGTTGGACTCCGTGAATTACTCTCAGTTAGTTTCACTCATTCAGGAGTATTGTGAATCTACGGAGCAAACCTTCGTAGCCAATATTCCTACGTTTGTGCAACTGGCTGAGGAGCGGATTTACAACTCCGTTCAGATTCCGGCGATCCGTAAGAACGTGACGGGCACGATGACGGCAAGTTTCCCATACTTTCAGTTGCCGTCTGACTGGCTCTCAACTTTCTCGTTAGCCGTGATTGATCCTACGACCGGTGAATACGAGTACCTGCTTAATAAAGATGTGAACTACATCCGTGCAGCGTACCCACCGCCCAACAGCACGGGTAAACCCAAGTATTACGCGATTTGGGACGACACTTCGATGATCCTTGGTCCGACTCCAGATACGGCGTATACAGCGGAGTTGCATTATTACTATTACCCGGTGTCTATCGTGACGCATGGTACGTCTTGGTTGGGTACTAATTTTGAAACCGTACTGCTCTACGGTGCTATTCGTGAAGGTTACACCTACTTAAAGGGTGAGGCTGATATCATGAATTTTTATGAGCAAAAGTACCAAGAATCCTTGGCACTTCTTAAACGTCTCGGTGACGGCTTGGATCGTCAAGACGCTTACCGTTCTGGTCAAGTTAGGATTCCTGTGTCATGAGTTTTGCAGCAGGCATGGAAATTGGAAATGTGTTCGTTCAGACCACGAGCAATCGTGGTTATACACCTGAAGAGATTGCTGAACGGGCATTGAATCGTCTTCGTCGAACCGAGACGGAAGAAGAGTTAAAACAGGTGCTTATAAGGTACCTGCAAGAGGCGCAGGATTCCGAAAGGATGAATGCACGGCGTATTTTAACTGAAAATGGTTTTGTTGATGCGGCTTCGCATTTAGGAGATTGAAATGGCTATCACTCAAGCAATGGCGACATCGTTCAAGGTAGAAATCCTTGACGGTATTCATAATTTTGGTACCGGCGTTGTTCGCGCTTCGACCGCTGCGGATGTGTTCAAGATCGCGTTGTATACCTCATCGGCTACGTTGAGCGCGGCTACGACTGCGTACACTACGTCAAATGAAGTGTCTTCGTCGGGCACGAACTATACGGCGGGCGGTAAGACGCTCACGATCTCGCAGGTACCGACTTCGACCAGCACGACTGCATGGATTGACTTTGCAGATATTACGTGGGATTCGGCTACGCTGACGGCGAACGGCGCGTTGATCTACAACGAGACGCAAGGCAACAAGGCTGTTGCGGTTCTGGCATTCGGGGCTGATAAGACCTCGACGGCTGGTAACTTCACCATCCAGTTCCCGGCTGCTGCT